GCTTTCAATATATCACCTTTTTTAAAATGTTTAAAGTCTTCTTTTACAATAAAACAAAATACGCCGTTTTCTTGTACAACTTTAATATATTTTTTTCCTTGAGAAACTTTTGTATTACTATCCCATTTCTCAACTTGATCTTTTGAATAACCAGTAAGTTCTTTTGTACCGTTAGAGGTACTCATTTTTACATAGTCTTGTTTAGCACCAGACATTAGGTTCTTAATTCCTTCGTCTAGTGTTTTAGCAGTTTGATTTACTTGTATCATAGTGTCTTTCTCCTTATATTAAATTTAAAGCGTTTTTATATAATTTTTTTGCACCGTTATGTGATTTAAATCCATACTCTTTTGCAAAATCCATTGAAGATGAAGCCATAACAACATCATCAAAACCGTATTTTTTCATAATGTCAGCAAGAATTATAGGATTTTCAGATCCTTTTTCTTTTCTGATACCGTTTTCGTAAAAAGATAAAAAGACTTTACCGTCTTCAGCAGATACGAAATTAATTTTAGTGTTTTTTAACATAGTGTTTCCTTTATTTGTTGTCTTTGTTGTTTTCATACTATTAATATACCGTATTTTTACATAAAAATCAACAAAAAAATGGCATTTTTGTCCGATTCTTCCGTAGCTTGTCGGCATTCTGGCGTGTTTAGAACAAAACTAGAACAAAAACCTTTATAAATAGTAAAAAAAACATTAAAATATGAGGAAATTATGAAAAAAATGAGAATTTTTAAGTTCTGGAACGAATCGGGTGACGAAAAAGAGAAAGAAGCCATGAGTTTGAAGAAAGCAACAATGTCTGTACAAGGGGATTTTAAGGATAAAATCATTGGCGTTGAATATATCAGTAAAAAAGGCAAAAAAATCATAGATTCGTTAAAAATACCAGTAGGACGAAAGATTCGTCAATCAATTGAAATAGAAAAAAGAAGATTACGACAAAAAGCCGAAAGAGAACAAAGACAAGCTGAGGCAAAAGAAAGATATGGCAGTTAGAGAAGGCGATCCATTAACTACAGGTCATGCATGTGATGGAATCACTAATTTAGCAACTTCATTAGTAAGAACCGTTAAGGCAAACGGTATAGTTTGTGCTGTTCAAGGCACTCCTACGGTAACACACCTAGTTCCCCCTATTATACCACCTTGTTCATCTCACATCGCTAATTTAAATGAAGGATCTCCTAATGTTAAAGTAGGTGGTATTCCTTGGGGTCGTGTAAGTGATAGTGCAGACGCAGGTGCTATGATTTCTGGTTCCTTAAATGTATTAGTAAATACGAGATAAGTCATATAAATATAGTTATGGCCTATTCAAACTATGACGCAAGTACAACTAACAAAAGTAAAAGATCAAATAGAATCTATGCTGATTTAAATTTGAGTTTTACTAAAAATCCTGCTACTAAAGATGTTGCAAGATTATTTGATGTACAAGCAATTAAAAGAAGTGTTAAGAATATTATCTTAACAAACAAATATGAAAGACCTTTTAATTCTGACTTCGGTTGTAATTTAAGAGGTTTCTTATTTGAGAATATTACTGAACCTTTATTAGTAGTAATAAAAGATAGAATATCAATGGCGATTGAAAAGTTTGAGCCAAGAGTTTCAGTAGAAGATGTATTTGTCAAAGAAGAAGATGGTAGTAACGGCATTAGTATTATGGTTTCATTTAAAATAAATGGTGTTGAACAACCAGTAACGGTATCAACATTTTTACAAAGAGTAAGATAAAATGGCAAGAGCACACAGATTAGATATTTCAGAATTAGATTTTGAGAATATAAAAGGTTCATTAAAAAGATTTCTTTCAAACCAAAACGAATTTAAAGATTACGACTTTGAGGGTAGTTCAATGGCAATATTGCTTGATCTACTTGCTTACAATACACATTACTTGGCTTACAATGCAAACTTTGTAGCAAACGAAATGTTTATGGACACAGCACAGTTAAGATCAAGTGTTGCGTCATTGGCTAAATTAGTAGGTTACACACCTAACTCTGCTAGAGCACCAATCGCCGATTTAAAATTAGTAATCAATGATGGTACAGGTGCTACAATTACAATACCTGCAGGTACAAAATTTTCATCTGCGATAGATGGTCTAACTTATACATTTGTTTCTATCGCTGACAAAACAGTTCAACCAGTTGATGGTGTTTATACTTGTCAAAGTTTAGAAGTTTATGAAGGTACTTACGTATCTTATAATTACACTTTTGATAGTTCAGATATAGATCAAAGATTTTTAATACCAAGTGATAGAGCAGACTCAACTACAATAAAAGTTGCTGTACAAAATAGTGCTTCTGACACCACATCAAACACATATACAAAAGCAACTTCAATAACAGAATTAGATGGCACATCAAAAGTTTTCTTTTTACAAGAAGCTGAAGATGGTCAATTTGAAATTTATTTCGGTGATGGTGTAATAGGTAAAGCATTAGATGATGGTAACATAATTACTATAAGTTATGTTGTAACAAATAAAACAGAAGCAAATGGTGCTACAACATTTTCATTATCTGGTTCAATATCAGGTTTCAATGATGTTACTTTAACAGTTAATTCATCAGCACAAGGTGGTGGCGAACCTGAAGCATTACAAAGTATAAAAACAAACGCTTCTAGTTTCTATTCAGCACAAGACAGAGCAGTTACTACTGAAGATTATAAAACAAAAGTAAAACAACTTTATGCTAATACACAATCAGTAAGTGCTTGGGGTGGTGAAGACGCTGAAACACCATTCTATGGTAGAGTTTATATTTCTATTTTACCAACGAGTGGTTCCAACTTAACCGATTCTACAAAAGATAGAATAGTAAAAGATTTAAAAAAATATTCAGTTGCTTCAGTTACTCCAGTAATTATTGATCCTGAAACTACAGATATTGTTTTAACATCTACAGTTAAATTTGACGAGAAGACTACAACAAAAGTAGGCGATACAATTAAATCAAATGTTATAACTACTATAACAAACTATAACGCAAACACATTACAATCTTTTGATACAATGTTTAGACATTCAAAACTAACAGGTCTAATTGATGATACAGATAATTCTATCTTATCAAATATTACAACAGTTCAATTAAGAAAATCATTTACACCAACTATTGGTAGTTCTACAAAATATACAATTAACTTTGCAAACGCATTATACAATCCACATTCAGGACACAATACTAGTTCTGGTGGTATTTTAAGTTCAACAGGATTTAAGATTGATGGCAATACAACAGACGTATTCTTTTTAGATGATGACGGCAATGGTAATGTTAGAAGATATAAGATGGATGGTTCTGTTAGATCATATGCTAACAGCACACAAGGTACTATTAATTATACAACAGGTTTAGTAGAGGTTAATTCTTTAAATGTTTCTAATATAGAAAACATTAGAGGTGCAGCTTCAACAGTTATAGAAGTTACGGTTAAACCTAATTCAAACGATATTGTTCCTATAAGAAATCAAGTATTAGATATTGATATTGCAAATAGTTCAGTTACAGTTGAGGCTGATACATTAGTGGGAGGCTCAGCAAACGCTGGTATAGGATATACCACGACTAGTAGTTATTAAATGAGATGGCCGACTTTAAAGATAAAATATCAAATCTTATAAATTCACAAGTACCTGATTTTGTACTTGAAGACCACCCATTATTTTTAGACTTTGTAAAAGCATATTATCAGTTGATGGAATCAGCTGAGATCACATTAACAAACATTGGCGATCCAGATCACATAGTATTAGAAGGTACTACAGCAGGTAAAACTGTAATTGATGGTACTAATATTAACAAAGATGATAGTGGTGATAACTTTCTTTTAGAAGATACAAGTTATGGTGATTTTCAAAATGGTGAAACTATAACTGGTTCTACATCTGGTGCAACTGCAACAGTCTTAATTGAAGATGTGGATGCTGGTGCTCGTTTATTTGTAACTCATCAAAACAAATTTATAGAAGGTGAATTAATAACAGGTTCAACTTCAGCTGCTCAGGCAACTATAGGTAAGTATAGAGCAAATCCAGTTCAAAATATTCAACAACTTTTAGATTACGCTGACGTAGATAAAACTATACAAGGTTTCTTAACTAAATTTAGAAACTCATTTTTAACATCTATACCCGATTCATTACATAGTTCAATTAATAAAAGAAACTTAATAAAAAATATTAAATCATTGTATCAAGCAAAAGGTACAAAACGTGCAAGTGAAATATTTTTTAAATTACTATTTAATGAAGACGCTGAAATAAGATATCCTAAAGATAATATTTTAAGAGTATCGGATGGTAAATGGGATACTAAAAAAGTTATACGTTGTACTGAAGTAGGTACTTCAGACGCTACTAATCTTATAGGTCAAACCATTACACAGGCAAACGATCCAACTAGTGCTTCAGTAAATGAAGCAACTGCAATTGTAGAAGATGTATTTAAATTTATTATCGGTGGTACAACGGTTGTAGAATTAGTTTTAGGTGATAGTTCAGTTTCTGGTACATTTGTACCAGGTCAAAATGTAACTGGTACAGACAATACAGATAGTGATGTTTTAATTACATTAGCAATTACAGGTATTATTAACAATAGAACAATTACAAATGATGGTGGTTTATATAATGAAGAAGATGAATTAGCAATTACTGCTGGTGGTACAGGTGCTTCATTAAAATTAGGACCTGTAGGATCAGGATCAATACAAGAGATTGTTATAGATAGTGGTGGTTCAGGTTACGAGGTCGGTGATGTTATTAATTTTAGTTCTGGTAATGCAAGTGCAAAAGTTTCAGTAGTTGATGGTGGTGTTACTTTAGAAAGTGGCACAGGCACAGGTCAATTAATTTTAGAAGATGAAACTATGGCTGCTGATACTTACTTTGGTAATAAAGTTGTACAAGAAAGTGGTTCAGGTGACATAACAGATGTTAGAATGATTCAAACTGGTAATGGTTTTATATCACTACCTACTTTAACAATTACATCTACTTCAGGTAATGGTGCAAAAGTTTTAGCATATGGTTCAGAAATAGGAAGAGCATTAACAATAAACGTTATTGAATCTGGTCATAACTATCAGGCAAGTCCAGCACCTACAATTGTTTTACCAACTTATATTTTATGTACAGGAGTTACAGGTACATTTTCAGCAGGAGAAACCGTTACTGGTGCAGCTGCCTCTAGTGGTACCGTTACATCAACGGTTGTATCATTTGATACAGACACACAAGTTTTAAAATTATCAGGTGCAAATGGCACTTATGGTACAGACATAACAATTACATCTTCAGGTGGTGCAACTGCAACTGCTAAAAAATTAGAACAAGGTGCAGGTACGGTAGATGTAGCTAGTGTTGTTACAACTGATGGTGCTTTCTTAAATGAAGATGGTTGGGTATCTGAAGATACAATGAAAGTACAAGATAGTTTAAAATTCCAAGATTATTCATACATCATAAGAGTAGGTAGATCAATTAATGAATGGAGAGATAGTTATATTAAAACACTTCACTCTGCTGGTTTCTATTTTCAAGGTGAGATTACTATTGAAACAAGATTAGATGGTCAGGTTAGACGTGTAACTGGAATCAACTCTGGCACAGAAGCTATCTTACGTTCAGTACTAACAAGACTATACTCATTTTTAGTTGGTAGAAGATTAGGTACTGAAACAGATGGTACTTCATTAAGATCAAATGCTAAATTAGGTGTATCAGCAGACCTTGATCAATCTACAATTACACAATTTGATAAGACAACTAGAGATGTAACTTTAAAAACACAACCACTTCATATAAATTATGTAAGTAGGGTTAGACGAGATATTAATAATGTAAATGTAAGACAAGGTTTTGCATATGCAGGACCTAGATTTGGTACAATTAATAAAATGATACAAACTGCATTTGGTACAACTGCAAATGGTACTTTCAGTAGTAGTGGTATAACATTTGCTGTATTAAGTGGTATTAAAGTACAAGGTACAAGAACATCACTAGATAATTCAAACGCAATATTCTTAATGACTTCAGACGTGAATGGTAGAAAAATTAGAACAAACTTTACAATACCTGCAATTATAGGGGAAGTAGATGGTGATTCGTTTGATGAAACTACTACAATGTTTGATAGTACAACAACTAAATTTGATAAGGTTTAACGTATAAATAGTAAGAGAGAATTATGGCAAAACAAACAATAAACATAGGATCAGCGGCAAATGACGGAACGGGTAGTTCGTTACGTGCAGGTGGTGATTTAATTAACGACAACTTTAATGAAATCTACACAGCATTCGGTGACGGCTCTACTTTAAGTACTGGTTTTATTACTGCTTCATCAACAGCTACATTAACAAACAAAACACTAGATTTAGGTGGTACTGGTAATAGTGTTACAGGTTCTTTAGCAGAATTTAACACTGCTTTACAA